AAGAAGAATCATATGACGCAGGTTTATTCTACTGCCCATACGTTCCTTTGCAAATGGTTAAAGCAGTTGGGGAAGATACTTTCCAACCAAAAATCGGATTTAAGACTCGTTACGGAATGGCATCAAACCCATTTGTCGGTGCGACTCCTTCATCTGGTCTTGCTACTGCTAAGACTAACCAGTACTACCGTATCTTCCGTGTGGACAACATCCTCACATAAGAATACTTTAGTATTTGTTTTAAAGGGAGACTTCGGTCTCCCTTTTTTTTGCTTTATAACTTGTATAAATAGAGGTATAATTAAGAGGTTACTATGGCACTTACAACTAACAAAAATTACTTACAACCTACAGGATTCAAGTTTATTGTATCTGGGGAAGAATATCAGAACCTACAGTTCTTTGCTCAGTCGGTTACACATCCAGGCGCAAATGCCAATCCAGTAGAACTACCTGTAGCACGTGTTACATCTGTACCACTGGCAGGTGATAAGATCACATACTCTGAACTATCACTTGAAGTCATTCTTGATGAGGACATGAAGTCATATAAAGAAATGCAAAGTTGGTTGGAACGTATCGTCAATGAAGGACAGAGTAATACAATAGGTGGTGCCAAGACACAAACGTATTCTGATATTACTCTTATTATTCTCACATCACATAATAACAACAACGTAGAAATTAAATACTTTGATTGTTTACCTACCAATATCGGTCAGATAAATATGACATCAAACACGGGTGATGTAGTATACCCAACATTCACAGTAGGATTTAGATTTAGTTCATTCGAGATAAAATAATGCAGAACGTTAATATTATGAATCCCCAAGTGCAATCGTTGCTTGAAGAGTTTGAAATCTTTTTTCTTAATCAACAGGTTGAGTTAACCAATAATTACATTAATGGTGACAACCCAGACTATTGGACTGGAGATGAATATCTTGAGAGTATCATGAAAGATCATGACGGTAGTCCCAAGAATTCAAACTCATATTGTTTAAAACCACAGCACTATAATGGACTTGACTCTCAATACGAAATAGTGTATAATGATATTAACGACAGACTCTCTCTTGAACTTGGAGTAAGTCACAGTGCATTGTCTCAGATGTATCCACCCGATGGGTTTATCGCATGGCATACGAATGAGAATGCAATTGGTGCCAATCTGATCTTTACTTGGTCAGAAACTGGTGACGGTTACTTCGAGTACCTCGACAAAGAAGGTAAGAAAGTACGTATGCAAGACAAGGTGGGTTGGTCGTGTAAATCGGGTTACTTTGGTGGACGTGAAGATAATCAACATGTGTACCATTGTGCGAGAACAAACTGCAAAAGAATTACTCTTAGTTATGTGTTTGAGGGTTGTCCTACTGAATGGTGGGATGATTGTTTGGAGCACGTACAACGAGGATAATTTCGTAATATATAATATAGAATGAGGAAAATATAATGTTAGATCTTGAAAGCATATTGAAAGAGTGGAAAGAAGACTGTGTGATTGGACAGCACAAATTAGATGATGTGTCTATGAACACCCCCAACCTACATGCAAAATACTTGCAGTACCTATCACTAACTAAGTTGCAACACAAACGTGCAGAGAATGCACAGTTGACTTTGTTGAAACAGAAGTGGTTGTACTACAATGGTAAGATGTCTCAAGAAGAGATTCTTGCCAGTGGTTGGGAACCAGATCCATTTAATGGACTAAAGATACTTAAAGGTGAAATGGAGTACTACTATAATGCAGATCCAGAGATACAAAGATCTGTAGAGAAGATTGAGTACTATAAAACCATTATAAGTACATTGACAGATATAGTTGATAATCTCAAGTGGAGACATCAAACTATTGGTAATATGATAAGGTGGAGACAGTTTGAAGCAGGTGGGTAATGGGTATTGATAATACCATAAGAGTGAGATTATTAAACCACTCGTACATGGCAATAGAATCTAACGCAGGTCAAGAACAAGAGTTGAGAGAACACTTCTCATTCTTTGTTCCAGGCCATCGTTATATGCCAGCGTTCAAACGTAAAGTTTGGGATGGTCGTGTTAAGTTATATAACATGGTCACCAAACAAATGAACGTGGGTCTGTATCATCACTTGAAAAAGTTTTGTGCTGATCGGTTCTATCCACTACAGATTGTAGACAATACCAAATATGGTATACCCTCACAGACTAATAACGTAGATCACCAGTCACTCATAAAGATTATGAAAGATTGGAAGATGCCGTTTGATCTAAGAGAGTATCAGTACAAAGCAGTAACACATGGTATCGAACAGAAACGATGTTTACTACTATCTCCAACTGGCAGTGGCAAGAGTTTTATTATATACAATTTAATGCGATATGTCAAGGAAAAAAAGAACGTTAAGAAAACTTTAATCATCGTACCTACCACATCATTGGTGGAGCAGATGTATAAAGACTTCGAAGACTATGGATATGATGTAGAGACTAACTGTCACAGAATATATTCTGGTAAGGACAAGACAACGGATTGTCCTATCATTATCTCTACATGGCAATCTATTTACAAGTTTGGCACGGACTTCTTTGAACAGTTCGAAGCAATATTCGGAGATGAGGTACACCTGTTCAAAGCAAAGTCATTATCTACTATGATGGATAAGTGTGTTAACGCAAGGTATAGATATGGCACGACAGGAACACTGGACGGCACAGAGACCAACAAACTTGTGCTCGAAGGTTTATTTGGCAAAGTAAACACGGTGACTACCACCGCACAATTGCAGAAAGATAAACAACTCGCAGAACTGGACATATCTGTCCTGTTATTGCGTTATCATAATGATGTATGTCATATGATGAACGGTAGAACTTACCAAGAAGAAATTGATTACATTGTAACAAACGAAGCACGAAACCGATTCATTACTAAGTTGACGGTTGACCTTAAAGGCAACACACTCGTGATGTTTCAGTTCGTGGAAAAGCATGGTAAGGTGTTAGTTGAACTTATCAGAGAGGCAGTAGAGGAAGGTCGTAAGGTCTTTTATGTCTCTGGTGAGGTCGATGCATCGGATCGAGAGAAGATACGTGGAATAGTGGAGAAAGAAAATGATGCAATTATTGTCGCTTCTTTGGGGACTTTTAGCACTGGGATTAATATTCGCAACTTACATAACATTGTGTTTGGCACTCCATCAAAGTCTCAAGTTAAAGTTCTCCAATCGATTGGACGAGGACTCAGACAATCAGACAACGGACAAGTAACAAAGTTATATGATATCGCAGATGATTTTCATACTAAAGGATACAAGAACTTTACTCTTAAACATAGTGCCGAAAGGATTAAGATATATACTAAGGAAGGGTTTAGATATAAGGTCTATCCTATAGATTTAAAAGGGACACAACTCCCAAAGGATAATGATGATGCAATATGATATTAAAAAAATTAAACAGTTAAAGTTAGTCTCTGGTGAAGAAATTATATGTGAGATCATCGAAGAAACAGATGACGATTTAATCGTTCGTGCACCTCTGCAAATTCAGTTTCATACTAATGATGATTCGACACGCATGTGGACATTCCGTTTGTTCATGTGTTACCAAGACGATCCCGATAGATTTGTTTTAGTTAAAGTCGATAAGATTATGGGTATTGCGAATCCTATACAGGAATTGGTTAGACAATATCTTAGGGGTGTTGATGAGATGTATATGTTTGATGATGAAGAGGACTTAACACCCGAACGTGAAGAAGATCCATGGTCATCGTGGGAAGAAAAGGTGAGTCTTGATAGTGATGGAAAAAGCAACGTTTTGAAGTTTCCAACGATACATTAATTGTGTATTCACTGGGGGGCAAACGTTAAGTTTATTATAGCACAGATTTTTTAATCTGTCAAGCGATATTTTAATTATTTTTATGAAGAAAGAAAAGATACTACAAGTAGTCAATTTAGCACCGAGTGAATCTTGGATAGAGAAGTTGACTGAAATCCACCCTATGCGTCAAATCGCATATGCTACTATAATACAAGCACTGGTATTCTTTGGTATGTTGGGAGCATTTAAATTGATAGGTTCTGTTGTATGAAAGTAGGATTCACATGTTCGGCATTTGATCTGTTACACGCAGGTCATATATCAATGCTTAGAGAAGCAAAGGATCAGTGTGACTACCTTATATGTGGTCTACAGGTAGATCCAAGTATAGACCGACCTAACAAAAACAAACCTATTCAAACAATCTTCGAACGATACTCTCAGTTGAATGCTGTGAAGTATGTTGACGAAATCATTCCCTACGTTACAGAGCAAGATCTGGAAGACATCCTATCCGCACTACAACTCGATGTGCGTATCATAGGAGCAGAATATAAGTCGGGTACATTCACAGGACGTGCCATATGTGCAAGTCGAGGTATAGAGATATACTTTAATAAGAGGGATCATAGATTTTCTACATCTGATTTGAGAGAAAGAGTTTGTAATCACTTGACAAGTGCAGACTGATTTGGTATAATATATGAAAACTAAGGAAACTAAAATGAAACCAAAAGATAAACCACATTACGTAAACAATAAGGAGTTCTCACTTGCAGTAGTAGATTACTGCACTAAGGTCAAGGAATCTAAAGATAAGGGTGAGAAACATCCTATCGTGCCAGATTACATCGCAACATGTTTCCTTAAAATCTGTGAGGGACTCTCACACAAATCTAACTTTGTAAGATACACTTATAGAGAAGAGATGGTCATGGATGCTGTAGAGAATTGTCTGAAGGCAATTGAGAACTACAACATTGAGACTGCCACTCGATCTGGTAACCCAAATGCATTCGCATACTTTACTCAGATCTCATGGTACGCATTCCTGCGTAGGATCCAGAAGGAGAAGAAGCAACAGGATATCAAGATGAAGTTTATATCCGAAGCAGGTATCGAACACTTCATTGATAATACTATACCTAACTCTCCAGATCAAGGACAGGAAGTGAACCAACACTATGTCGAACTATTACGTAGTCGTATTGATACCGTAAAAGAAGCAGACAAACAGTTCAAGGAATACGCACAAGAAGAGAAGAAGCAACGCAAGAGACGTGCAGTCAACGTTGACTCAGATCTTAGTGACCATATGGTATAACGCTTGACAAGGTGCATCTATTGTGTTACAATGGGTGTACTAAATGAAAATAGGTAATTTATTATGAGTATGGGTTATAACAATCCACAACTGGATAAACCGTACATACAACTGATCTGTCATCCCTACGAACATGAGACATCGGTGAACACTCGTATCACTATTGATGTGATGCAGAAGGATTTGTCACGTGATGATATAGTTGAAGTACTTGAAGGATTTATGAAAGCAATGGGATATAGTTTTAGTGATAAAGAATCTCTTTGTATTGAGGCATTTAAATGAAAATAGCAATACTAAATGACACCCACTGTGGTGCTCGAAATTCATCTGACATCTTTATGGGTTACCAAGAACGTTTCTATTCAGAAGTGTTCTTTCCATATTTGTTAGAAAATGATATCAAGCAAATCATCCATCTGGGTGACTACTATGATAACCGCAAGACCGTAAACTTCAAAGCACTATCGCACAACCGTAAGATCTTCCTTGAGAAGTTACGTGAGTATGGTATTACTATGGATATCATTCTGGGTAACCATGACGTTTACTATAAGAACACCAACGAACTAAATGCTCTGAAAGAATTGCAGGGGCATTATATGAACGAAGTGAATCTCATTATGGAACCCACTGATATGGACTATGATGGATTCAAGATGGCACTCGTGCCGTGGATCAATCCAGAGAACGAGAAACAAACTCTTGACTTCCTTGAGAATACTTCCTCGCAATGGGTAGGTGCTCATTTGGAACTCGCAGGGTTTGAGATGGCACGTGGACAAATCTGTAAGGATGGTATGGACGCAAGTGTGTTTAACAGGTTCGAGTCTGTATTGTCTGGGCACTTCCATGCTAAGTCATCACAGGGTAACATTCATTATCTGGGTGCTCAGTATGAGTTCTTCTGGAGTGATTGTGATGATCCTAAACACTTCCATGTACTTGATACCAAAACAAGAGAGTTAGAATCGATACACAATCCTATTACTATCTACGAGAAGATCTATTATGATTCACGTAGACCACCTAAGAAGTTTAAAGATCTGCGATATCTTGATGATAAGTTCGTGAAGATCATTGTGGTAAACAAGGGTGACGTACTGGACTTCGAAAAGTTTGTAGGTCGTGTACAGGATCAGAAGATCCACGAACTAAAGATTGCCGAAGACTTCAAAGACTTCCTTGGTGAGAATGTGAGTGACAACCTACAGGTTGACGATACTGCTACACTTGTAAACGAATATGTTGACGCAGTAAGCACAGACCTCGATAAAGACCGAATCAAGTTAGAGATATCCACCTTGATGACCGAAGCACAGAATATGGAAATCATGTAATGGACTTGACAAATACTAATTATTGTAGTATAATACGCATATGATAAAATTTCAGAAACTTAGATACAAAAACTTTCTATCGTCTGGTAATGCATTTACCAACATAGATTTTGACGCATCTCCAACCACTTTGGTTGTAGGTCAAAACGGTGCAGGTAAGTCCACTATGTTGGACGCACTGTCGTTTGCTCT